GATTACCCGCGCTACCGGGAGTTCTACTCAAATAAGGAGAATCACCATCGTCAAACCGCAACGACTGGTCTATCGTGTAGGCATCAGATACGCCAGAAGAACCTGCAAGTATGTTTGAACCAATTACGCTCATCTAATAATCCTATGAAAGATTCAACGTTGCTACAGCCTGAATAGAACTGGTTGATCTGATAACATAGTCCACTCGATCCACCGCCGATGCGGTTGTGGTTAGGGTGGGGGCTGTGCCTCCCGCAAATTCCCAATCAGTTCCCCAACTGGCGGTTCTACTGCCCGTTCCATCCTGTATCATAAAAATAGAGCCACTCTGCCCTGCTGTATCATTGGATGGATTCGCCATAGCGGTTGCTTGATCTAAGGTAAGGGTAAAGTTATTACTGTCTGCCATATCAATGGTAACTGTGGCCCCCGGAGTTAAAGTTGTAATCTCCCCTCTCTGGCCCTTAGTCCAAGTCTGCGCGGTATCAAGAACAGCATCTCCTATAACAGTCGTTCCATCAAGAAGATTAACCTCTGTAGCGGAAGCCGTAACTAAAGTACCTGCTAATTTCAAACCACCATCTACAAGATCATGACAAGCGATATCCATTGTCTGATCGCCTGCGGTTGATCCAATAACAATGTCACCAGAAGCATCCTGAGTAACAACTTTGGAATCTTCAGACGTACCAAGCGTAGTGATATCTAAATAGTTTAATTCAGTAGTGGTTGCAGTACAGCCATCCACCAGATTCATCTCTGCCCCATCGGCAGTAACAGCAGTTGTTCCAGAAAGGCCGCTGAATTGGTTCTTCAGAACAGCTTTGATCATTCTGATGTGGTCATCACCCTGAGAAATGGGGTCTGTACCGGGAGGATTCGCGGAGTCTAATTCACTAATATATGTTGCGCTTTCTAGAGCCATGACTCTCCTCCTATGCTAGTTCAAAAATACCACTGGCACTTGGAGTAACAGTGAGCGTGTTATCTGCCGCCAATGTAAACTGCGAAGTAGATAACTTAGAAAAGCATACGAGTTTTCCACCAGATTGGTAGACAACCGCATACTTTATATTGGCAATCGCCCCACCAGTTGCGGTCCACACAACAGCAGTTGAATCAAAACGATACTTATCAGTAGCAACTGAAGCCCATGTTCTAGCAGTAACAGATGCTCCGCCAGTGGTATATCCATTGCCACTAGCAACTTCATTTGCTAGAGATGCCTGTGTTGACAACGTATTTGTATTTACAAGAGCACTAGCCGCGCTAGTATGTAACGCCATGTAAAAGCCAACACTTGCACCGTCTAAATCAAACTGGCCGTTGCCGATGTATTCTCTAAAAGAGTTATAAAAACTCCAAGCAGTAGCAGCCATTATCTAACCTCCTCTTTCCTTTGTAGTAAATCTGGGTTCTTAATTATATGTGAAATAAGACCGTTTCCATGAACAGCCAAATCATAATGTTCGCCGGTTTTAGCAATCATTTCGACGAACTCCTTAGCTTGATGGTAGTGAGCAGCAGTACACTGAAACTCCTTACCTGAAACCATTATATCCAATACCTGCTCTTCATCATTTTCGGGTTGCTCATAAGCATGATGTTCTTCCATAATACAACTGTCAAACCCATAAACTTCAAACTTTGGAAACCCCAACATCCTCAACAAATGAATCGTTCTAGTGACAACTGTAGAACCACCCATTACGGGAAAGTAATCATCCCCGTATGCATCTTCCAAAAGATCAACATTATCATCACCCGCGCAATGCCAGATGTAAACGCTCTTCCCTTCCAGTTTATCAAACAACGAAGGATGGCACTGAGAACTGATGAAGTACTTACACTTATCCGAGATCGGATCAACGAATTTATTATTAAACTCCCTGCTGTCTAACACGACTTGCACGGATGGCGTGATGTCTCTTTCCAAACACCATTGATAAGACCCATTAACCGTAACAACTTTGGTTCCTCTCAAATAAGTATCCAGTAGATGGGCAAAAACATCCGCATCTTTCAGCGTTGCTCCCCCACCAACTAAGTTTAAAACCTCGTCCCATTGGGTTTCATAAGGACGTATTTGAGGCAACCCCCTCTGCACATTGATCCTTATGTTATCGCGTATCTTATCCTTGTCCTCATTTACGCTGCATATGATCTCAGGTACTGGATATCTTTTACCAATAGATACAGCAGGAGGCTCAGAGTTAACACTTATACTTAACATTTAAGTAGAAAACACCATTCTGATCTCTAGCCCTGCGGTATTTGTAGCAACAGCATCAACATCAATCCTAATAACATCTCCAGTTGAGACGCCATTATTACCGCCTACTACGGACGGAGTGGCTGCGGTTGAAGAATCTTTTTCGTTCAAGTCGATAGTGATCGGAGTTGACAACATATCATTCGTAGTAGTAGAGTTATTTATTTGCACATTTGTTATAGTGCTGGCGGTTCCTGCCGTATAAACATGGGCTTCTGCGGTAGATAAGTTTTTACCATCTAATGTAGAAGGAACCACAAAATGAGTTATACCATCTCCAGTCGCCGGGGCAACTGTATCGGCAACACATTTTATTACTACAGTTCTTTCATAAAAAGCTGAGATGCTCTGAGGTAATATAGCTCTTTCAACTTCGTGAGATGCATCATAGAAGGTTAACTTATCGGCTGCTGTATCTATGGAAGCAACTAGATTAAGTCTAGGAGCCATTTCCTGCTTATCATCATTTAGATTGGTAAAGTTACCATCCACTTCAGCAAACGTTAAAGGTCTGCCCTCTGTTTCTCTTAATGTAATTGTTGCCATTATTCGTCTCTCGCGTATCCTGTGGTTACATAGTATGGTTCAAAATAAGGCATAACCCCATATGGAAATGTTCTGGGGGATTTCTCATAGAACTTCCTACCGTTAGTCATCCGGTATGCAACCCGTTTAGGAGGGCCGCTCCTTCTCCCGCCTATTCTAAATTTTCTCATTAGTACCTAGCCTCCGCATCAGGTTCAAGAGAGCGTCTTGTTCTGGAAATAGGGGGCATTGGGTCCATATCATATATCCTAGAAAGAGCATCTAGAAAATCCGGATGGATCGTCGGGAATAAGCTGTATTCATTTCTCCTAACCCAATCAACAAGATCATAAACTTTTCCCTCTTCGTCCTTCCTCATAATCTTTTTTGAAATAAGGAATTCTTGTTTCTTTTCTTTGTAATCTTTCTGATGAGATGTTAATCTAGTTTCATCAGTGGGGTAAGGGAAGAACATTGAGCCATCCTTCAAGTCCGGCTCCAATCTTTGAATACGATCTCTCTTCGATTGCGGCCCTCCTCCGCCAGTCCAGTTTAATTCGTAAACTGGGAAAGAGCTTCCATCAATCCTCATCATCTCTTTGAAATGTTCTATATCGGACTGCGCTCCGTATCTTTCATATCCAATCTTGACTTCCCTTATGCCCGGCGCTCTTTTCCACTTTGTCCTGAGCATTTTTAGAGTGCTCCATCTCTCAGATAAAGAGAGCCTATGGCAGACTCCATCAAGGAGGAACTTGTTATAGTTAGCGTCTATCCCAACTACGGCTATCGCTGTTCTATTAGACTCCCTCTTTCTCGAATGGGCCGGGTCACACATGATATAAGCATTCAATGTGTAAGGACGAATCTCCCACTCATTCCACCACTCATCCTTAAAGGAAACATCAGAACCAGCTATTGGATTCAACAATTGCTGACAAGCAACCGTATACGTTGAGGTTGTTTTCTTTATTTCTTCCCAGCGTTTTGGTTGAAGGAAGACAGGCTCCCCGTCCATTTTGCCATCCACTGTGGCGGGATGGATTCTAGGCTTTACAGCAGCTCTCTGGAGAATAGTTCCATAAGTATCGCCGTAGGAGTATCGCGTCCCGGCATACTGGTATCTGGGATTATGAGTTGACCCCAGATTCAAAGAAAGTTCCCATTGCGTCGTGGTCTTGCTGATCTGCTCTGGTGTTGTAACAGAATCCTGAACCACTACGTCGTCATAAATGATAAGATCAAAATGTCGTCCAGTAGGCTGACCATCCACAAGTCCGTGGGCCTCAATAGTTTGTTCCT